AAATAGATGTGTTGTGGGTTGGGTTGCCCTCCCCCCGGGGGGTTTTTTGTTTAAAGGAGAATGAATCATGAAATTTATGAATTACGAAATCAAGTTTGGAATCGAAGCAACTACAAAAAGCGGGATTTTAAAGAAAGTTAAAGAAGTTCAACAGTCCGGTGATGATTTTGTTGATGAGATTGAAATGACGCTTAATATGCTTCCGGAGTTTTTGCTTGTGGGGCTGCAAAAAAGACATAAGGACGAGTTTGGATACGATTACAACACGAACGAAGGTAAAGAAGAGGCAAAAACAAAGGTATGTGAATTGATTGATGAGTATACCGATCAGGAAGACTCAAGTATTAGGGAGCTGTTTGAAGAGCTGCTAAAAGAGGTGATGCAGAATGGTTTTTTCAAAAAGGAAGTTCTGCGGATGAAAGCGGAGAAGGAAGCGGAAGCAGAAAAAACAGAGTAATAGATCCAATTGATTATTACGATGAAAAGTTGCTTCCATATTTCTTGTGCGTTACGCAACAATATGGCTTCACCACTGAACAAATAGGCAATATGTGCCCGTGTGAGTTAAAACCATATGAGCTTGCTTACAAGCTGCATCAACAGCAAGTTGATATGCAAAACCACATGCTTGGCAGGTATGTAAGAATGTCTATCTTATCAACGCTGGGCAATAGTCAGTGGTTTAAAGGGAAGCATACGCCACCATTTGAATATCCAGATATGCCTTTTTTACAGCAGGAGGAAAAGAAAAACAAAAACGGTAATGTGGAATCCAACGAAGAAATCGCAGTGTACGAAATGAAACAAAGAATCAGACAACTTGAAAAGCAAGGATTGCCAGAGAGTCCAATCTAGGGAGGAGGGATAAAATGAGTGAGGTAAATATTGATTCAATACGGATTGAGGCTAAAACAAATATCAAAGAGGCTATATCCGATATTGAAGCATTGAAACAATCCCTAACTGGATTGGGCGACAACAAAAGCGGAATTGATCATTATTCAACGTCTGTAAACGGGTTAACGCAAAGACTGACGAAGTTGACAGGAATAACCAATAAGGCAGGAATTGCAGCGGTTGAAAAATCTGTAAGAGAACTTGCAGAAGCATCTATTAAGCTTAACAACTTGCAACTTAACGAAAAGAAGGGTTCAATCTTTTCCGAGGACACATGGAAACGAGCCATGGAGAACGTGGAAAGTGCGATGGAAAATGTAAAAAATACCATTGCACAGAACGTTAAGGAGATCAGACAGCTAGACGGCGTAGAAAAGGCCTTTGATAATTATATCAAAAAAGCTCGAAATATAAAAATCCCGATTGGTGTAAAAAATGACCTAAAGACAGATAGAGAATTTGCCGATCTGCGAAGTGTACTTGGAAAGAATTTCTCCACAACAAATAGTGGTACGGATTTTGTGACGTTCATAGATGATATGAACAAATCAATAAATACCACATTTGATACTACAAAGAACGCAACAGATCTGTTCAAGGACGTAGTAGAGCGCTTAAGAGACATACGCAAGGAAGCTGTGATGACATCACAGGATGTTATCAAAAACGGCTTAATTCCAGTACAAGAGATTGAATCTGAGCTATCAAAGTTTGCCGCAAAAGACATTCCCAACCTTAGCGAGAAGTATGGAATAACTGAAAACGATGTTTATGGTGGCAAAAAGCTATCGGAAAATGGTGAAACAGAAAGTGTAAAAGAAGTCACAAGTGCCATCGGGCAGAAGACTAGGGCATTTGAAAAAGAGCAACAGACCGTAACCGATGTTGTAAACAGTGAAATGAAAGACCTTATCAATTTAAGGTCAACCATCGAATCTGTTACGAATGCTATAGGAGATGGAAAAGGCCTGGCAGGAGCATTCAAAGGGCTTAAAGAACTTGGCTTGGGCGAACTGGCTTCTTTAAAAAACATTGACTTTTCTGGAATTGCAAAGCTGAACATAAAAGCATTACAGGAAACAATAAAACAGACTACCAATATTAAAAACAGTGCAAGCAAAACAATAGGAGAATTAGCACATGATTCCGTATTGAAATATGCACTAGGATCTAGCAGCCCAGAACACTTAATTGCTAAGACGACTGCAAAAGGAAATGAAATCAATATTCCTACAAAACTAAGCGAAATACAGTCTTTGTATCAAAAGCTAATAAATTACAAGGGCGAGCTTATTAGATCTATTAGCGAAACATGGAATAACAACAACGAAAATCTTGATGTAGCTATTGACAAAATTTTAAAATACCGTGAACAGCTTGCACAAACAAGGTCCTCAATCAAACAGGTTGGAGAAGTACTAGAAGCTGTACGCAATGGAACTGACATTACAAAAGGTGAACAGTGGTTAGCAGAATATAATTCATTTCTAGGGGATATGCAGGAATATAGAACTAAAATTTTGCAAGAATCACTAGAAATGTTGCAAACAGAACAAAAGAATTCACCAAAATTAAATTTGATGGAATCACTATCGGATTTAGGCACTGCAACTGATTCTGTTGAACAAAAGCTATCAGAATTATTTGATATGTTGCAATCACTCCCGTCTTCGACAGATAGGGTTGGCTCACAGGCCAGAACTATGATTGTACAATCAGCACAGCAATTAGGAATTGCAACCGAAAGCATAGAAAATGCATTGTCAACATTGCATGGAACCCTCAGAGAATATAGTACCGCAAGTGAAACTTCTGCACCAATAGATGATTTAAACAATCATGTAAATTTGGTTGAACAAAGCTTGTCTGCATTGGATTCTGTTCTGCAATTAACACAGAATGAGGTTAGAGCATTTGCGCAAACTGGTCAATTGTCGGAAACAGCATTGCAAGCATTGTCAAATGCATCGCAAACGTCTGACATGGTTATTGACCATATGAGCTCTAGCATAAGTGAGCTTACAGGAAACTTAGGTTTTTACAGGCAATCGCTTGAACAAGCTTCACAAGAGCCACCAATATTTAGAGACACACCAGAGGATATCAACAGACTGAACCGAAACATGCAAAAATTGCCACTTAGTCTATCCCAGTTAAAATCAGATATAAGTGATTTGGCAGGCATCATGGGTGGATTTGTAGGAAAGGCGATATCTGTTGCAGGTGCAATTGGAAAAATAGGATCTTTTGCAACAAAAGTAAACAAGCAGATATTGTCGTTTACAAAAAACTTTGCAAAGTTGTCATGGGAGTTTTTAAATTTTGGTTCAGGCAAAAACGCATTATCTGGGTTAAAGAGTCCGTTCAGCCAGTCCTCAGCTAGTCTTGGGGATTTTAACAAAAAATTAAAGCACGGAATTACAACTGTGTTGCGCTACGGTTTTGGAATCAGATCTCTGTATGTGCTGTTTAACAAGCTACGTTCAGGAATCAAGGATGGAATCAACAATCTTGTTATGTTTAGTGACAAGGCGAATAAAAGTTTGTCACTATTGACATCTGACATGTCGTATGTTGGAAATAGCGTAGCTGCGGCATTTGAGCCAATACTGAATATTGTTGCACCAGTTATTGACCAAATTGTTGATTATGCAATTACAGGAATCAATGCTGTAGGTGCTTTCATAGCATCAATAACAGGGCAAACATCATACACGGTAGCTGTAAAAAACATCAAAGACTATCGCGACAGTTTAAATGGCACAGCATCTGCAGGTGATGCAGCAAGTGACGCAACTGATAAGCTAAAGGACAAGACCGATGAGCTAAAGCGTGAGTTAATGGGGTTTGACGAGATTGAAAAGTTTTCAGATGATCTGAACAACGCAGCTAACAGCGGTTCAGGAAGTGGAAGCGGAAGTGGTTCTGGAAACGGCTCAGGAACGGAAGATCCTATACTTTTTACAAAAAAGGATATACCAGGAGCAGTATCGAACTTTGCGGATTTAGTGAAAGATGCTTGGGCAAAAGCCGATTTTACTGACATCGGTAAAATCGTCGGAACAAAACTTCGTGATGCACTTGATTCCATAGATTGGGAGCCAATCAAGGAACAGGCAAATAAGATTGCCAAAGTCACAGGAACGTTCATAAACGGTTTCTTTGAGACGGAAGGTCTTGATAAGAGTGTCGGAAGAACACTTGGAGAAGCAGTCAACACAGCTGTAGGTGCAATCAATACCTTTATTGACACAACTCACTGGGCATCACTTGGTGAATTTATGTCAGGTGGACTTAGAAGTGCGATAGCTACTATTGATTGGAATGGTCTTGGAAAGGCTCTGAACGCCAGATATAAGGCTTTGTGGAGCTTCCTTGATGGATTTGTAGTAGATATGTCTAAAATCAATTTTAGCGGTACTACAGGGTGGCAGGAAGCAGGTAACGCACTTGCGACAACAATCAATAGCATCTTTGCAGACAGAGATTACGCAAAAACCGGGCAAACCATTGCGACTGGAATCAATGGAATCACATCTGCGCTAACAACAGGAATAGAAGGAATTGATTTTAATTCGATATCCAGAAATTTTTCAAATGGAATCAACAGCGTATTTTACAAGGTAGATTGGCAAGCAATCGGCACAATGCTATCCGATGGAATGAATACAGCAACTTCATCATTGCTGACTTTCTCGGTAACGGTTGATTGGAAAAGGATAGGCTCAGAACTTGCAAGTTCTGCAAATACTTTTTTGGCTAAGACTGATTTTAGCCAAGCAGGAAAAGCGCTAGGCCAGGCATTTAAGGGTGCGCTATCCGCAATTAACGAGTTTGCAGCAACATTTAATTGGCGATCTCTTGGAGTTGATATAAACAACTTCATTAAGGGCATCAACTGGGGCGAAATCTTAAAAACAAGTGCAAATATAGTTGTCAACACGTTTTTTGGATTATTTGAGGCAGCATGGGGGCTTATATTTGGAGGAAATGACACAAAGTATACCGCTATAGCTGATAACCTTAACAAAGCTATTTCGAAGCTGAATGTTGAGTGGCCAAAGTTTAAACAAGATGAGCTTAGTAATTTTGATTCGGCGATGGATTCACTGGACAAATTTTGGGAAATCAATGAGAAATTTAAAAAGAATGGAAGTTTATCAGCGCAGGATGAGTCTTTGTTCAAATTTTATTACGAACAAATTTCAAAGTACGCACCAGATATTGCTAAGGAGATCGGAAGCATACAGACGGCTTATCAAGGAACAAAAGATACACTTGAAAAACTTATTGAAACGCAGAAAAACGCAGCTATTCAAAAGGGATTTTCAAGTGCGTTAGAGGATGCTTCTAAGATTTACGGCGATGCCGTAGTTGCTCTCGAGCAATTAAAAACCAAATTTATAGATGATTCCGTCTCATGGAAAGCTGATATATTAAATGGACTCTTATCAAGAGTGGATGTATACGGTGGAACAATCGAGACTTGGGAAAAAACTTTTGATAAGTTTTTACAAAAAGTGAGAGATGGTTCTATTGACTTTCAGAATCTTACAGAAGACGAGGAAGCACTCTGGCAAGTCATGCGAGAAATGAATCCTCAATTTGGAACGATGGAAGAAAGCATGGAATCACTAAAAGGAACTGTCAAGACGTCTGGAGAGACTGTAGACAAATTGCAAGTGGCTATGGGACGCTATAGAGACAATACTTCATCTGCAACAACCAATACAGAAAGCTTAATTCAAAAGCTTAAAGGGATTAAGTTGACCGGAGTTTGGAAGTCGCTTGCAGATGAGCTGAGAGATACACTGGATAGCGTAACTGAATCTTTAAAATCTGATAAATTCACACTGGGAATCAGCAATACTTTGACTGATATGTTTGACAAGGAGTTTAAAGTCAAGCTGAAAGTTGGTGGCCTTGATACAAGCAAACTTACAGAGCAGGATAAGACTATACAAGGAGCATCGGCAAGCATCGTAAACGCAAAGAATGCACTACCTGATTATATGAAATCTCTCGATTTCACAGCAGCGCTGACGCAGAAGAAAGACTCTATCTCGGACCGAACAATTAGTGATTTAAAAGGTAGCATATCCCAAGTGTCGCAAACAGGTGGATTGACGCTTGATAACATTGGTGCTTGGATAGGCTATATAGGTTCAAAAGTTCAAAATCTAACGCTTGACAATATCGGTGCATGGATTTCCAACATTGGATCTCAAAAGCCAGATTTAACATTAAACAATATTGGCGCGTGGATATCGTATATTGGCTCTCAAACCCCAAACATGACATTGAATAACATAGGTGCTTGGATATCAAATATAGGATCACAAATTAGCGGGATGACGTTGAAAGATATAGGTGCATGGGTATCATATATCGGATCACAAAACGATGGAATGACATTGAATGGCATTGGCGCATGGATTTCTTACATCGCGCAAACTGGCGGTCTCGCATTAAGCAATATTGGCGCATGGATTTCCAACATCGCTGCGCAGGTCGGTGGAATGACATTGAATGGCATTGGCGCATGGATTTCTTACATCGCGCAAACTGGCGGTCTGTCTTTATCGGGGATCTTAGGATATGTAAAACAAGTCACAAGGCAACCAGGAATCTCACTGATACTATCGGGAATAACAGCATTTATAAGTAGTGTTATAAGTGGCGGAGGAAAAGCAGAAGGTGGAGCTTTTTATGGTGGAAGGTGGCATAGCATACCACAATTTAGCAGTGGAGGAGTCATCACAAAAGACTTCATGTCAAGCTTTAGCGCCATTCCACGATATGCAGGCGGTACTGTAAATGCAGGTTCAATGTTTATTGCAGGAGAGGCCGGGCCAGAACTTGTGGGACATGTAGGCGGACGCACAGAAGTACTCAACGAATCACAGCTTGCAAGCGTGATGCAAAGTGCAGTGGCAGAAGGAATGCAAACTGCAATGTCACAAATGGGTGGTAATGGAAACGTAACCGTCAATGTCACACTTCAAGGCGATGCAAGGCGCATTTTTGAAGTGGTGAAGAGCGAGAATAATTCACGTGTTATGCAGACAGGCAAGGCGCAACTTTTAACGTAAAGGAGGGAAACAATGCAATGGATGGTCCAGTAAAAACTGTAATCATAAGTGGATTGGAGCTGAAAGCCAAAGATCTGACGATAACAGATAACAACATCTGGAGCCGCAATACGGGGCGAGTTGCGTCTGGAGATATGGAAGGTGACATCAAAGCAAAGAAAATTAAGTTAAATCTTACGCTGGCGCCTTTGGATGATGAAGAAGCAGCAGCTTTTGCTGCTGCAATAGAACCACCATTTTTTCCAATCACTTTCCGAAATCCGAAGTCTGGGAAAACAGAAACGCGCAAATTTTATGTTGGAACGCCAACATATCCGGTGTATTCATACGCCGATATACTGCCCAGATATGTTGGCGTTGCCGCAAATTTTATCGAAAAATGAGGTGTCAAAATGAAGATGTCAAATAGAACACTGGTAAAAACAATCAATGGACTTTTATCGTTTAAAAACAATGGCGTAAGAAAGCCAATTAAGGCAATTTACGCAATTAACCGTAATATTGAAATGTTGGATAAAGCTGCGATTCCTTTTCAAGAATCAAGAAATGAATTGATTGAAAAGTACTGTGACAAAAAAGAGAATGGTGACATTGTGCCTAAAAAGGGAATGGAGCAAAATTTAGAAACGGAGCTGGGTGAATTGTTGGATGGAATTGAAGTTGACGTAGACATTTACAAGATTCCGATTAGCTTGATCGAAAATATAGAAGCATCAGAGCTTGAATTTGAAGCAATTAGCATGATGCTGGAAGGAAGCGAGGTTGAAAAAGTATGACTTATGATTACATAGTAAAAAAAGATGGGCAGTTTTATGAGCCTGGTCAAGACGTGCCAGATATGGGTACATTAGTGTGCACATCTGTGCAAGGGAATATACGTAGTTATGAGGGACTTGTAAAAGATGTAGGCAAACTTCCGACGTATGTTGCAACAGGCAGCTCTTTTCTGGCAAGTGATACTGGCGATTACTACAAATTTGAAGAGTCAACAGCAACATGGAACAAGATTTAAGGAGTAAAAGATGAAACCAGAAGACGTCATTGGCATTTTAAATCGCAAGGTTCAGAACGCAACTGTAACGGAAGATCAAATTGATGCGGCTGTTGAAAAATATCATAAGACCATCCGTTGGAAACTGACAAAACACTCACTGTTCCTGATGCCTTTGCAGATGCAAAAGCAGTCGGGGATGGATTGGGTAAAAAGGTAACAGGAAAAGGAATGACTTTGTACTATGATACAGAAAAACAGTGCGCAGCCATTAAATTTGATGAGCAAGGCTAGGTGATCATTATGGGATTATGGACGGAATATAAGAAAAAAACGGCTGTAAAATCCACAGATACTTTTCTTGTGTATGACAGCACAGAAGGCGTAATGCAGGTTGATGGATCAAATGTAAAAGAATCCTTTAGAGATGCTACAGATACCACATTGTCACAAGCAGACACGCCAGCCGATGCAAAAGCAGTTGGGGATAGATTCGCAAAGGTTGAAAAGAAGAATACAGAACAGGACACAGTGCTAAAAACAAAGGCTGATGGTACCGGCATAGAATTTTTCTTCGACTCAGCCAAAGGGTGCTTGGCTGCAAGGATAAAAGTAGAGGAGGAAGGTGTATGGCTGACAAAATAATATATCTTGCAAAATGGGAAGATGTAGAAAAATTAAAGGCTGCATCAAAAACTCAAGAAACTAATATAGCGGATTTAACAAAGGAACTTGCAAAGAAAGCAAATGGTCAAGGGATCACTCTGAGCATAAATGAAAGTGGCGGACTGAGGGTGACGTATGACGACGGAAAGTGAGGATAAAAAGATGGCACAGGTAGCAGTAGATGTGGCAATGGAGTCAACATCGCAGGAAATTTTGGAACTACTAAAAGTAGTTAAAACAATGGTAACTGATGTCTCAAAATTTGATTGGAAGAATTTCTGGGAGCAAACAGCAACAGATGAGGTATTTTCCACAAAGTTTTATTATTATGACACAAGCACCAGTCCTAGCGGTGAAAAAATGAATGCATCAGTTGGATTAACAGCCGTACCTTCAACGGAAACTGTAAAGGGGCAGGATGATTTTGCAAATCATAGTGCTTTTCAGACAATTGATTGTAATTTTGTAATTGACGAGCAGGAGAATAAGACCCCAGTAGCGATTAAAGGCGGTAACGGATATTCTGACATTGGAAAAGTAGATGTTGGAGTTATGGTTCCTTTAACTTATTGGGGCATTCAGAAATTTGATACATATTACATTGTGCATTTTGCAACGAAGCCGCATCCTGAATTGGAGTGTACAACAGTTACACCATGGTGTAATAAAGAACTCGGCTATGGTATTTTGACAAAATACTATGCCGGACAAATTGATGGAATTTTATATTCATCATCTGGAAATGCAATTTATAACTTTGCTTCAGCCCAGTCTGGAAATACTGAGCTACAGAAGAAAGGAACAGGATATCATGGCTCTGGATCAGAGCGAACAGCATACTTGCTGTGTATGCTATGGACAAAGTACGCAACCAAAAACAGTCAAAAAGTATTCAAGGGCTGTACAGAATATAACTTACAGTACAAGGTTACTCAGGCAGATGAGAATGCCAACTATGTAACCTTAACTACAACGCAGGCTAACAACTTTTATGTGGGCGGTACAGTATCAATCGGAGATGCAACGGGACATACCGATAATCTGGATAGAGGACAGGCATACATGAGGAATATTGCTGATAAGGTTAGAGTCACAGCGATAGTAGCAGTTGATGGAACCTCCAACAGCAGAGTATATGTTGATAAGAGTGGAATGACAATTACAGAGGATACATATATATCAAGTATGCCATTACACTCTGGAACCACTGACAATGTACTTGGAGTCGACGGATATGTCAAGAATGACGGTAAGCACGCATTCAAGCTTGGCGGCATTGAAGATATGGTGGGTACATACTATATCTCCATGAATGAGCTATGGAACAAGACAACGGCGAGTACAGCTGAATATTATATCCGTGGCAAGAGTGTGTGGTCATCAACTGCATCAGATTGGGAAAAGGTGGTTACAGCTGATTTCACCACGTCAGAGGATTGTTGGATAGGTGACATTGATATGGATCTCAAGAGCGGTGTGACGTGGCTAAAAACAAAAGGCTCTGGCGATTCTGTAGGAACTGGCGACAGACAATATACTGGTAGTACAGGAACAGGTTGGCAAGAAGCATTGCGGAACGGTAATCTCTGGCTCTGGTCGTTCGCCGGGCTTTCCTACGTGAATCTCAGGTTCGGCGTGGCTTACGCGGGCTGGAGCTTCGCGCTTTGCGTTTAATTCCGAACCTTTCGGGGGTGAATTTTGCGTAGCAAAAGAGGGGATCGCCCCTCTTAACAGAAACAGAAATAGCAATAAAAAAATATAGGACTTGTCACACTGGCGGCGCGGTAATCTCAGGAACAGGTCGAACGCCGGGCTTTCCTACGTGAATCTCAGGAACGACGTGACTAACGCGAACTGGAACTACGCGCTTTGCGATTATAGATTTGACGAAATAAAAATAGTACGTTGGTACTTTGTGTGGCATTTCGCGGATGCAATTCCGTTGTTGCGTAAGCAACACTTAAATAGGCATCAGAAAGGGAACTGGGGTGTCGACGGACATTCTGGTAGCCCATGTGTAAGACATGGGCTGGGGCTAGTAGAAATCCGAACGTCCCTCGGAATTTAAACGAATAAAATTACGAAAGAAAAATAGATTTGAAGCGATGTTGTAAAAGAGTAGATATAACAGACAGGAAACTCATTGATAGAGCCGTTAGAGACTGTCTTCATGGGAAAATGACCAGAGGCGATACAATCCGAATGTTTTCGGAATATGCCAAGGTTTCGCCAGAAGCCATTCGACAAATATGTGAGAAAGCGCCTCAATTAATGGGCGGCTTGATCAATACCGTTGTTGATGGCATACAACAAGAAATCATCAACAAAGCATATGTTGTCAAGCCGATCAGGTATCGACAACAGATTGATAAGTGCAACGGAAAAGTCAGGACGATAGGCATACAAGATATTAAACAACAGCTATATGATTATATTGCTGTATATGCCATGGATGAGCTATTTCGTAAAAAACTTTGCTTTTATCAGTGTGGAGCCTTAAAGAATAAAGGCAACGAATTTGGCGCAGCTGCAATAAAGAAGTGGATTGATAATTTAAACATGCGTTGGGCATGGCAGTCAGATGTGCGTCACTATTATGAGACAATTTCGAAGCGTAAGCTCAAACGTCTATTAAAAAGAGATATTGACAATCCTAATATATTGCATCTGGTATTCTTTTTGATAGATACTTTTGAGGGCGGACTATCAATAGGTTCTTATCTTAGCCAATATCTTGCAAATTATTACCTAAGCTATGCATACCATTATGCGAGCGAAAAGATAACGAAAGCGAGGAAACACAGAAATGGAACAGTTGAAACAACAAATGCGGTTGCACATGTTCTGTTCCAGATGGATGACATTTTGATTATTGCGAGAAGTTAAAAAGATCTGAAAGCAGCGGTAAGAGAGTTTTGCAAGTATGTCAATGAGTTTTTAGGACTTGAGATCAAGGACACAGCGAAATTTATTGACTTGAGTACAGAGTATATAGATATTTTGGGCAGAAAGATATCAAGGAAGAGCTTGACTGTTCGCTCATCAAACTTCATACGTTTTAGAAGAACAGCCAAGAAAGTAAGAATTAAAGTATGTAGAAAAGAAAGCATACCGTTATCTTTGGCAAGAAGCTATATCGGAAGGTATGGAGCTATTAAGCATTCTGATACAAAACGTTTCCAAAAGAAGTATCACGTTTTAGAAGATTTAAAACGATGCAAAGAAATTGTATCTACCCATGAAAGGAGAATAAACAATTATGGAAAAAATGAGATTTACACTGCCGCAGTTAAGTGCAGCATTCTATCCGCTTGAAAAAGGAATGGATGTAGTCATTTGTACAGATGAGCAGAAGATTACGATTGATGGCCCAGAAAACGGCAGTGAGACGATGTATGAGTATGATGGCAATATATTCAGGACATTTAAGTTGACACAAGAGGAGATTATTCAAGCCCCAGAGCAATATCTTGATTATAAAGGCGATACGGAGCCAAGCGAAGAGATGACAAGATACGCAACGGAAATGATAGATGCATATACCTTACAGCTGATCGAGGAAGGAGTGCTGGCATGAGAAGTTTGGTAGAGAGTTTAAAAAGACTGTACAAAAGTGGAAAAGTGTCGGCAGAAAAGATTAAAGGGATGAAGATTCTCACAGAAGAAGAAAAAAGATACATCCTCGGAGAATAAAAAAATAAAGCAAATATCTAGCACGGAGCATACCGTGCTAGAGAAAGGAAATCGTCATGTATCAGGTATCAGAAGCATTAGATAAAGTTATATCAGGCAGCGGAAGAACGTTCTACGCAAGGCTAAACGGAATATCAGATGGAATCCAAGAGATAGTGCAAACAAATTTCTCAACTCCTGATAGCTATTTTTATGTGGGTGGAGCTATAGCTTCCAAAATAGAAGTATCTATGTTTACAAAATCGCAAGAATTTGTAAAAGGTACGGAAGTAAGACTTGAAATCGGAGCAACAGCTGATGGCACTATAGAATGGATACCAATGGGGTATTTTACAATAAAAGAGCAAAAAAAAGACCGAAATCTGCTTACTTTTACAGCATATGACAGGCTGGAGTCAAAGTTAGCTAAAGCATATAAAAGTAAAATTGTGAAGTATCCAGTAGAAAGCAAAGAATTTTTGACTGATATAAGTGAACAGACAGGTGTTGAGTTTGACACAAGCAAATTATCTGATAACCTGATGATAGATAAAATATTGACGGTTAACGACCAGTCAGGAGAAAAAACATACAAAGAGCCGTTTGATGGTTTCACAATGCAGCAGGTGGTTGGATACATCGCACAACTCCATGGTACATTTGCTATATGCGATAGAAACGGAAAAGTAACATTTAGATGGTATGAAGCGTTAGCAACTGATCACCCAGGAAAGATAGGTGATACAGCAGGTAGCTATTTAGAAGACCAAAACTTATCATTTATCTATAATACAATCGAATTTTTAAAAGAATCACACACATATCTAATTAAGACCAATAGATATTTTGATGATCTGCTACAATCAGAAACGATGTGCCAAATTTCAGGCATCAGCTGTGATACAGAGAACAATCATTATGAATCAGGAACAAATATAAATACAAATTTAAGCAATCCAGTAATGACACAGGAATGGCTCGACAAAATCCTTGAAAAAATAAAGGATACGAGGTATTATCCAGTGTCATTTTCGTTTATGGGAGATCCGAGACTTGACGTAGGTGATGTTGTTACAATAGTTGATGCCAAAAATAATCTTATAGATGTTCCAGTGATGCAGCACACCATTACATTTGATGGTGGTTTGCTGTCAGAAGTGGCATCTTATGGTTTTGAAGAAAAAGAGGTGAAAAGTCCATCTGAAATAGCGTTGCAACGAGTTAAAGATGATGTTCTTAGCCTTCAAGAAATTACGGCAAAAAAAGCCACATTCAATCAATTGAACGCTGTAGATGCAAAGATCACCAACTTGCAAGCAAGCTCAATCACGGTAAATGATGCAAATATATTATTTGCCAGACTTGATAAAGCAAATATTCAGCAGGGCTGGATAACAAGTGTAATGATTGGTGATGCGCAAATTACCGATGCAAAAATTAAGAGCATTGATGCTACAAAAATTACAACCGGAACCATAACCGGACTTGATGCGATCTTTAACCGGTCTTTTACTGTTAATAGCCCATATTCTGACACTCAAAGCTTTGTAATTGAAGCAAATCAAAACAACATCATCATTGGAACAAGAGCCAAAGATGTATTATACAGCACGGACGATAACAGCATCATTTTTTCACCTACGGGAGTAACACTACAAGGCGGAAGTGGTACGGTAGAAATAACCGCGAAGCATGATGTAACAATAAGATCAGATGGTGGATCAATTTACTTGAATGCTAATGGAACCACGTATAACGATATTCCAATATACGCTAGAAATGACTTATATACTTTTAAAATCCTTCATGACGGAAACACAACTTTGAAATCAGAATTTAGCAGCGGCGTTGAAATCGGAAGTATCAGTTTGGGAACGTTATCAATGACTTTAAAGGTCCCATTAGCTTCAGCAACACAATCCGGTCTGATTACAGCATCAGAAAAATCTAAGCTAAACACCGACTACTTGCCATTAACAGGAGGCACACTCGAAAGCAGCAACGTAAACGTACTGGGTCTGAATTGCACGTCGGGTATGATGAGTACGTTAAGATTTTACGGTAGTGGAAAGCGACTCGGAAGTGTAGGCTTTAATGCTCAAAATTCAAGCTTATATCGCTGGAATACATCGGGTACTGCGTACAGAATACTTGATGAGAATGATTTGCCTTTGATGACCGATAGTGGATGGGTAAACATAACATTGGGTAGTGGAATCACTGCTGTAAGCTATATTGGAGCACGTGTCAGAAAGATAGGAAGTATGGTCAATGTCGTTATGGGAGTTACAGGAGCCACAGCAGCGTTCCAAACGCTCGGAACCCTGGCGCAAGGCTATAGACCAACAAAAGAAATTAACTTAGCAGCTAGATATTATAATTCTCCAACTGCCGCAATTTCAATTGGAACAGATGGAACAATCAAAGTTCTCCAGACTTCATCTGGCGGAAGCTCGTATAATGCAAGTGGAGCAATTTCATTTTCAATCACATATTTTATTTAAGCTTAAAGGGTGTATCAGTAATGATGCACCCTATTTTTATTGCCTATAATTGTTTAAATAGGAATCCTTTTTCTCACAAACAGATTGCTTTGCTTGCTGTATTGATTCTTCTAAATGTTTCAAATCAGGCTCTATAAAAGCATCTTTGACCTCGCCACGTGCCTGTCGAATTAAAAAATTATCGAGATATGCTTGAGCTGACGTTATACGGTCAGCAAGCGGCAATTTGTTTAATGCCGTAAGCATATCAAGTTGTGCGTGCCAATCAGACCCAGTATCACAAAAGACATTGTAATACAGACGTTTCAGATACGCAGCATCTTCATGCTTTAAGTATTCCTGCAGAGCAGACAGTGTCTCACTATCTTTTTTAAGGTGATAAATACGTTCATATTTATCTGGATCATAGATAGCCATAAGACATTTTTCTGTATCGACACCACATCTGTCAAACCACTCTAGCAGCGCTGGAAAGTCTGGCGCACCAAGACCATTCTCCCAGTTTTTTATTGTTCCTACGCTCTTTCCAAGTGCTTTTGCCAAATCCATTTGTGACAATCCTGCATTTTTGCGCACGTAAATTATAACTTTTATAAGTCGTTCAGTATCAGCTACTCGATTTCTCATGTCAAAAACCACCCTTCATATTCGTTCAAAATGTCATTTTTACAATAAATTGTACTTTGGCAAAAATAAAAAGTATAATTTATTGGCTACATCAAGCAAAAAGCAAAGTCAAAGTTTTTTAGTGTTTAAAAGCCTTAGAAATAGCTAAAAAACTTTGACCGAAAAAAATGTGAACAAAGTCAATACAATTGTAGTCACCAGTGCTATTATCTATACCATAGCAGAAAAGAGAAAGGAGGCTACTAATGATGACAGTTTACAACTGCAAAGCAACAGAGTCAATGGTTAATTTTGCCATTATTCATGGTAAATTACTAGACAATTTTACAATATTAGACTGCTTGGAGAGTGATTTTTGTTCAAACACCATCGAGACAAGCCGCCTGAGTGGAGTAAAGGATGAAATACCAATCGCTGTTGCAAAGGATAGAATCGGGGCTTTGAAGCGTCAGGATGAAGTGACAGTGATTGGAGAGTGGCGAAGCAAGAATTATTACACCAGTGACGGCAAGAGACATGTACAGCAGTACTTTCTGGTTCGTGAAATCAAAGTAGAAAGTGGGGAACATCAAAACCAAATTACATTGACTGGGTATTTATGCAGCAAACCGATATATCGCACAACACCATTAAAAAAGGAGTTATGTGAGCTTATAGTTGCTGTAAATCGTTCATATGGCAAGAGCGATTATTTACATTGTATTGCTTGGAACCAACTCGCTCGAAAGGCATCAAATTTAAAGGTTGGGGACAAAATTAGACTGTCTGGAAGAATCCAGAGCAGAACTTATATCAAAAGAGAACATGAAACAGAAATGGTTAAAGTTGCATACGAAATTTCTGTGGATACAATTGCAAAGGAAAGGTGATTATATGTGTGATGTGGTTAGACGTTTTTTAAATAGTATCGTGGAATTAAAAGGCAATGAATATGTAAAAAGAGCGATTGCATATATATCCACGTTTATTCCGGAAGAAAAACGTAACGAAATGGAATTGCTTGATTTTTTATATCAGTTAACAGATAGAGATGACGTAAAGAAATATCGCTGTGAGCTGATCGCGCAGGCAATGACGAGAGAATAGAAGAAAGAGAGGGCAATGAATGGCAGAAAGCAGAAGCGAAAAGGAGATTGAAAAAGATGCTGAAGAAGCAACGATATGGTGTTATAAGAAAAAAATCAGAGAGATCTTGAGGAATGAGGAAAGACTAAGCACACTCAAAGTTGTCTATTATATCTTGACAAAATAAAAAGAGGGCATCCAGTAATGGGTGTCCTCTTAATGTTTTACTGGGCTGAAACAATTTTATCATTCTGCTCTAAGATATCAGATGCATCTTTCCATGCATAGTTAATCTGGATTGTGCTTGGAGCGGCAGCATCCTTACCATAATCGCAAGAGTGGATTGATAAGATGCAGGTCTTTGTTTCCCAAATAGTAAAATGACCATCATAGAGATTAAATATAAATGAGTCGCCTTTAGTTGAGAAAGAATCTTCATCATAATCCTGTGAAGGTTCGCCATAAGTAGCTGTTAATTGCTCTTTTAAATCATTTGCCATTGGGCTAACATCATTTGTATTAAATTCATATGTAACACCGTACAGCATAGCATTTGCTACATTATAATCAATTACACCATCTGCCGAAGGGCAAACAAAATACGCATACACAGAAGATGTTGTATATCCAAAGGCTGGTTGCTGATAATTTGAAGCGAAAGCACTTGCCATGAAACCAGTCGAATCATAATCAACACCAGTAATTCCACCATAGATAATATCATCAACTGAATAGACAGGAAGTGCCTGATCTATAGATGCTTGAAGATTAAGTTCTGGTGCTAAGCTCTGCACACTTGCAAAATTTGTTCCCCACGGAATATCCTTGAATAGGATATCACCGTCTGGGAGTTCTGCCTCAGTTTCTGCCTCAGAACTCTCTTCCTCATCACCCTCAAACAATTCATTATATAGTTTAAGAAGATCGTTGTAGTTTTTGAGCAATTCGTTACGCTTTGCTTCATAATCAATAGAAGTTTCCGTTTCTGTCTCCACTTCGCTTTCTGCAAATACTGGCACTGCTTGCAATGCCATACAACTACACAGTACAGCTACAAATTTCTTTTTCATGTCCTTTTCTTCCTTTCTTTTTGCGCTTGTGTTGCACTATGTAAATAGTATAAACAGGTTTTCACAAAATAGCAACTAGAAATTCACCTTGCATACAAAACAAATGGGTATCCGCATTGCGGATACCCACTGCCTAGTTAATTAGTTTTGTTTGTTACTGGTGTCTGGTGAAAAGATGATGTCTTTTCCTGCAAGAAGAGTATCAAGCACTTGTTCCAATTTCTCCCAGTCTGAATCCTTCATTTGCGCAAGATAAAGGATTAAACGCTTTTTGAAATTTTCATCACCTGCTATTGCAAGTGTGCCAAGAAATGATCCAATCTCCTCTGATGGTGTAATATTCTTGAGCATATCACCTTCTCCAGTGCGGAGCCATTGTTCGCTTACGCTAAATCTGTTGCAAATCATAAAAATCGTTCTGTCAGCTGGAGTATTGATACCGCGCTCTAGTAGACTAACTGAACCTTTTTTTATTCCAATAGCTTCTCCAAATTTCTCTAAGGTGTAGCCTCGACTTTTTCGCACCATTGCTATTCTCTCACCTATTGTAGTTTCCATCTTATCACCTCCTTCCACTATTATTATAGCAAGTATTGTTTACTAAGTCAACAAAAAAGTTTACTAAGCAATCAAAAAACTATTGACAAAGTATTCTTAATAAACTATACTGTAAGTGTAACAAACAAACGGACATTGAAAATTAAACAGAAAGGAGCCAAAGCATGGAACTTTTGAGAATTAACTACGAGTCAGAGCAGCCTACTGTGTCGGCAAGAGAGTTGCATGAGAGATTAGGAATTGGCACGCAGTATACTAAGTGGTTTGACCGCATGTGCGAGTATGGCTTTTCTGAGAATGTAGACTACAGAGCTATTAGTCAAAAAAGACTAACAGCTCAAGGAAATGAAACAACTTACACAGAACATCAAATCTCCATCGACATGGCAAAGCAGATCTGCATGATTCAGCGTACCGACAAGGGCAAGCAGTACCGACAGTACTTCATTGATCTCGAAAAGGCATGGAACACACCAGAACAGGTGATGGCGCGAGCCTTAAAGATTGCCAATAACGAGATTGATAGGCTCAAGGCAGATAACAAGGTACTGATTGCAGACACAGAGCGCATGAAGCCAAAGGAAATCTTTGCAGATGTAGTGGAGTCTAGCAGGACCTCGATCCTGATTGGAGACATGGCAAAACTGATTTGCCAGAATGGCCATGAGATCGGGCAAAACAGACTCTTTGAGTGGATGCGTCAAAACGACTACCTAATTAAATGTGGCGGTAGTAAAAACATGCCGACACAGAAGGCGATGGAACAGAAACTCTTTGAAGTTAAGGAGCGTACTGTTGTGAATCCGGACGGAAGCGTCAGAATCACAAGAACAACGCTTGTAACTGGTAAAGGGCAAATCCATTTTATCAACAAGTTCGCCAAGATGAAGGCAGAAATGATGGCAGAAGTCACATAAGAAAGGAACAAACAATGCTTGATATCAACAAGTTTGTAGTACTTAAAGATTGCATGTACTACGAGGGAATGCATAAGTATTACATATTCCAGTTTGATAGTGCATACACACTACTTGCTGACACAAACAGAGCAATCTTGTACAGAGCAGAAAGCTTTGCTGACATGATTAGCTACATTGAAAGAATGGAAACATGTAGAAAGGAGGTGCAGGCGTGATGACAGACAAAAAGGAAAAGCCTAAGACTACAACATACCGCTTTTTGACAGAACAGAAAAAGCGCACTTTGAAGAAGTTGAGCGAAGTGACAAATAGCTGCTCCAGTATCCAGAATAACTATTTGCTTGGTTGGATCGAAAACACAGTCACAACATCGTAAACTAAAAAGGAAAACACAACATGGAAAGAAAAATTAAATGTGAACCGTATCGCGACTCGATGCAGAATTACAAAAAATACGGAATCCGCCCAGCACAGTTGATTATTGCAGACGTACCTTATAATGTCGGAGCTAATTTCTACGGCAGCAATCCAATGTGGTACAAAGGAGGCGATAACAAGAACGGCGAAAGCAAACTTGCAGGAAAAGCTGCTTTTAACTCAGATTTCAATTTCAATCTTTATGAGTACTTCCACTTTTGCTCAAAGATGATGAAAAAAGAGGACAAGAAAAGCCCGACAAGAGGAAGAAGCAGCAACAGCCCTTGCATGATTGTATTTTGCTCGTTTGAGCAGACATCAACCTTAATTGCAGCCGCAAAAAAACATGGATTTATTCATTACATTCCATTGGTATTCATCAAGAACTATTCGCCGCAGGTATTAAAGGCGAATATGAGAGTAGTTGGGGCTACAGAATATGCACTTTGTTTCTACAGAGACAAGCTTCCAAAGTTCAGAAACGGAGCGCAGTTTGATGAAGAAGGAAAAACAATCAGAGGTACTGGCCATATGGTTTTCAACTGGTTTAACTGGGAGAAGGACGGAAAAGACATTCCTAAGATTCATCCGGCACAGAAGCCTGTGAAGCTTTTGAAAAAGCTAATCGAAACATTTACTGATCCGGGTGATGTTGTTATTGATCCTTGTTGTGGAAGCGGAACGACATTAAGAGCTGCAAGAGAGCTTGGCAGAAGTTCATACGGTTTTGAGATAGACCGCAATTTCTACCAAAAAGCAAAAGAAGAAATGTTGCAAATATAAATTAAGAGAGGTGATAAAAGATGTTCTGGATGACTAAAAAGATGCCAGATAAGACCGCAGGCTATCTGCTTTGTACAATCAGATGGGGCGAGACTAGACTTACCCATGAGTATTATTGGGGTCCAGACCCAAAAGGCAGATTTAGATGGTGGGTTTCAAAAGAAGCTTGCCAGGCAAATTTGCCAGACGGCGGATTTGAAGATTCTGGTTATGAGATTATGGCTTGGGCTAGAATGCCTGAGCCATACAGAAAGGAAATGTATGAATCTAAGAGAAATACTACCGCATTTGAGCGGAGAAATGAGCAAAGACACGGAGCTGCTGAAAGAAGCGGCAAAGCAGGGCGACACTGTTGTGCTGAATGTAAAAATGCCAGATGGAACACCAACAACAGTAAGCGCAGTGATTAAAGCGAAGTACCCACATGTGGTACATATGCAGTATAAAACTGCAAAGGGGTATACAGTAAATAAAACACTCGCTTGGAAGAAGCTGCTAATGATGATGCTCAATCCAAACAGTATCGAAGAAAACGAAGAAGGAGAGTGATCGCAATTTTTATTTACCATGGGGAAAGCAAAGAGCAATTGCTTGAAACAGCAACACGGCTGCTTCCATGTTTAACGGAAGGACAGCTTGCTTACATTATTGGGATGGAGCAGGCAGAGGAATATAAAGAAAAGGAAGGAGCGAAGGAAGATGATAAATCTGTACTTTGATACGGAGTTTACAGGATTGCATAAAGATACAACCCTAATAAGTATCGGAATCGTATCTGCAAGCGGTGAATCCTTTTACGCAGAGCTTAATGATTTCGTAAACTATCAGATCACACCTTGGATTAAGGAAAATGTATTGTCAAATACAGTGGTAAAGGGTGAGAACAAAGAGCTTGCAGAGCTGCTAGACAAGGAAAATACTGTGTTTGTGGTTGGCAGCAAATATGAGGTAAGAGAATCGCTTCTTGAATGGCTTAAGCATTTTGAGAGTGATATTCAATTTGTGTCAGATGTATCTCATTATGATTTTGTTTTACTGATTGATCTTCTGGCAAGTTCCGCATTAGAACTTCCTAATTACATATCAGCAACTTGCCGCGACATCAATCAGGATATCGCAAAGGTATTGAGAATTTCTGACAAGGAAGCTTTTGATTTGTCGCGTGAAGAACTTTTAACAAAGTTGGGAAAGCCACTTCCCAAAGGAGTAAAACACAATGCATTGTATGATGCTAAGATCATTCAGGCGATTTATCGCCAGTTACAGTAAGCCTATGAAGTTAACAGAGGAGCAGCGATTAGAGCTGATTGCACATATCTATAGAAGAATGAATGCAATAGCACCAAAGTCTGGAAGGACGGCAACAGAAATTAAAAGAGCCAGGCAGAAAGCCATGAAAGGGTTGATCCAGAGCTTTTCAGATGAATTTGGTGTGAGAGCAGAACGCTTATGGAAACAAAATGAAGCCTTAAAATTTAGAGGATGTAGCTTATATGACTTGCATGAGTTCGTAGATTGCTACAATCCACCAGAAAAGAAAAGAAAGGAGAGCGCGAATGGTTATAGTGAACAGCGGAGAAAGTTACCTCGGCGCAGAAATCCGCGAATGGTGCAGCCGCTGCAGGGAGCAGGATGCGGTAATAGTAAATACAAAGTATTACAGCGGTTTCAGAGAGCCGAATGACGGAGCGTTTTACTTTGTTGAGAAAGATGGAGAAAACATTTCAAAATATAGAGTTGTGCGCGATTTGGTCAAGTCACCACGACTATAAGAAAGGAGACAGACATGAGCAAAGAACTTGAAGCTGCAAGAGCATTGGTGAAAATAAGCGTAAAATCAAGAAGAAATTGAGTAACTGGGCAAAAGCTGTGAAGGTAGGGAAGATGACGTTAACAGAGTTTTATACAAAATATAACGCATGGAAAAATCATGCACTTCACGGGAATTGCAAGAAATTATGCCATTCTATGGACCTTTACGTAGAAGAATTATTGAAAGGAGCGAGCTAATGAATTATGTAAAAGCCCGATATGAGGGTAGTAAAAGAAGCTATTGTTTTGCGACAGAGGAAGATTTAAAGCCAGGAGACGAAGCAGTAACTCCAAACGGCACAAAAGTTACAGTAGTAGACGAGCCAGTAGACCTTTCATGGATAGAAGCCTATGGAAGAAGCAATATCAAGACACTTAAAAGAGTGCCAGAAAACAATAAAATTGAACAAGGAGAATAATTATGAGTGAGAGATTTGAGATGTGTGCTGGAGAACGTATAGGAATGATTGTTATTAAAGACAATCAAACCAAAGAAACGGGATTGGGATTTTTCAAAAGTAGAGATGATCTTAGTTTTTTGGAAGCGCTCAGAGACGCTGCACAGGAATTACTAGATGTATTAAAGGCTGACAAGAATAATGACACAGACAGTGCAGAGGGCACAGAGCCGGAGCAGGAAGAGAAAAAACAGCCAGTTCCTTACAATGGCACAGTCGAAGTTGTAAAAGGTGATAACAAGCTTTTCCCAACAGGGTTAAAGTTTAAAGTGGTACAAGGCAAAATATCATATTTTTCAGGTGATTTAGCAAAAGACACTATCGCACTCGTGATGTTTAGCAGTTTTACACTTAAATCATTTAAGGAATTGAGTGAGTTATTAAACAAGATAGATATCAAGGTCAAGGAAGTCAAGGAGGGCGAGGAATAATGGCAGATACAGCAATTGTAGAGAGTGGAAAGCAGGCTGTGCAGCAGTCAACAAAGAGAGTAACCGATTATAGTCTTGGAATTTTTGGAACAAGTGACAATTTTATTATGGCTATGCAGATGGCAAAGGCACTGGCTGAATCTACAATTGTTCCGGCTATATATCAGAAGAATCCATCAAACTGTTTAATCGCCATTGAAATGGCGCAACGAATGGGCGCGAGTGCAATGATGGTTATGCAGAATTTATATCCTATTCAGGGCAGACCGTCTTGGAGTTCGCAGTTTCTTATTGCAAGAATTAACAATAGCCGTAAATTCGACATGGAGCTACAGTACGAGGAAACAAAAGACAAAGACGGAAAGCCTTTTTCTTGTACCGCTTGGACTACCAAAGACGGCAGACGAGTTGATGGTATGACAGTTGACATGCAAATGGCAAAAGATGAAGGCTGGATTGCAAAGAACGGTAGTAAGTGGAAGACAATGCCGCAGCTCATGCTTAGATATCGCGCTGCTTCATTTTTTTCAAGACTCAATTGTCCAGAAGTCGCAATGGGACTTTATACAAAAGAGGAAGCAGAGGACAATGATTTTGAAGAAAACACAAGTGAAAGTTTGCAGGAACAGATGGAGAAAGATATTTCAGAAAACGCAAATTCACAGGTATTTGAAGAACCAAATGAGCAGAATAAGGAAGCAAACAAAGATGCTTTGCCACCTTTTATGTCTGCCTGATTGGGAGATAGCCTATGGACGAAGAAATTAAATGGAGAATAGAAGGGATTTTCAAAGCCGATGCTGCAAAGTGCCTGGATGAAATCGGAAGAGATACAGAGATAACGCCAGAACAAGTACTAGAGAAAGCAAGAGACGAACAGTCAGAACTTCATAAGTGCTTTGAATGGAACGATAGCATAGCAGCGGAGAAATATCGCTTGCAGCAGGCAAGACAGCTTATTCAGTTCTTGGTGGTTGTACCAAAGCAGGACAACAAACCGCCTATTAGGCACTTCCAGATCACAAGCCAGAGAAATGTGTATATGCCAACAACGCATTTTGCAACACAACCTGACGAGTATCAGAAGTTGCTACAGAGGGCTTACGCAGAGCTGAGAAGCTTTCAAAATCGGTATAAGTCGCTTTCTGAGTTAGAGAGTGTCTTTGAAGAAATTGACAAGATAGCCGTCTAAACAGTTTCAGTGCTTAATTCGAGTGTTCTATGGATGGTGTAACGGTATGCACCATCTGAGAAAAGAAATGGCTCATATGCCAAAAACATAACAGCACGGGATAGAACATAACACGACACAGCATAATAGCACACAACATTACATCATTCATAGAGCATTCGAGTTAAGCAAATTTTATGGGCTAGCACGAGGTGGTAAGTAAACCTCAATAAGGTAAAAACATTATATCAAACAACAAAACAGTACAATACATCGTAGAACAAAACACTACAGGACAAAGCAAAACAGATTATTTACCGCTTCATGCTAGCTCATAAATCAGAACACTAAACGTCAGAATAATATAGAAAAAAGCAGAACATAACGCAAAAAAACAAAAAGTATCCATTCTGTATGTGGCATAAGCAAGATGCCACAACACAAAGCACAGGATAGTTCAAAATAACGCAGAACACAACAGCACACATAACTATACACAGTTTATGTCACGTACCGAGTGGATACCAACAAAACAAACTGGTAGCATTTGCAGGCAGCATGAGTTGCCAATCATCACAAAACAAGACAGCACATAACAGGACACGACATGACATAACACAACATCACACGACATCGCATTTCATGTTGTCTGCAAGTGTTACCAGAACACTTGAAGCTTCCGTTTGAGACGCGGCATGAGCCGCAGAAAATAACATATGACAGTACAGCATATCACACAGCAGCACAAAATAGCACATAACATTGCATCACAACGTTCATGACGCGCCTCGAGCGAAAGCTTAGACCAAAACAAAAAAGGAGAACACAAATTATGACAAAGAAGGAAGAAACACAGGTCATCGAATTAAAGCCGTTAAGTATCAAGCAAGCAAGAATTACTATTGCAGGTGATGGAGATTTGGTACTCAACAAAATGAATGACTGTAACGCTAGAAAGTTGACCGACGAGAGAAAGAACAAGGCTAAGGACACAGCAGCTACAAATGTGTGGGAAGAAGTGATCACATCTATGCACTGGTATGGTGGAAAGCCTACAGACTTCACAGAAGAAGGTTTAAGAGAAGCGCTGACCAACAATGCACCATGTATTACAGCATTTGGCTTGAAAAAGTCATTTGGACAGGCTGTTGTGCAGAACAAGATTGACACTTACGCAACAAAATTTAACGCTGCTGTAAATGTCATAGCAAAGGGCAATCTGGTTCCAATCAAGTTTGCAGAGCACTTTATTGACGAAAAGCTTATGTCACCAAAGAAAGGTGCTCCAGTACTTGTACGGCTGAATAGATTCAGCGGATGGAGTGCAACATTCACCATTCAGTATACAGAGAATGCGTATTCTCTGGAACAGATTTTAAACATTATTCGTCTTGCAGGTTTTGGAAACGGAATTGGAAGTGGAAGAACAAGTGGATATGGTCGTTACCACATTGAAAGCGTTGAGGGATGAATGACATAGAACTTGAGAGAGGAGTTTTTTCAGATGATTCTAACGTGCTTAGCCAGCGGCAGTTCTGGTAATTGCTATGTTTTAAAGGATAACAAAGGCAAGATGCTTCTTCTTGATGCAGGAATCCCGATCATAAAGATCAAAAAGGGATGTGATTGGAAGGTATCTGATATTGTTGGATGCGTTGTCACACATAAACACAGAGATCATTCGGAAGCAGTAAGTGATCTGGAAGAAATGGGAATCCCAGTCTACAAACCTTATGAAGATAACTCCTATATCGGTGGATATGGCGAATTTGGAATCGTATCGGTTCCAATGACTGATGTGCATGGACACTTCAAACATACCGATGCAGACGGTACAGAGTGTCCGTGCTATGGATTCGTCATCAGGCATCCAGAGATGGAGCGAATGCTCTACATTACTGATACAGAGTTTGTAAGGTGGCGATTTAAGGACATTAGCCACATACTGGTGTCTTGCAATTACCAAAAACAATATATTTCAGAGGATGTCACTGGTAAACGATTACACGTTATCAAGGGACATATGGAACTAGAAACGTGTGCAGGCTTCATAGAAGCTAACACAACATACGCACTCCAGAACGTCATTATTTGCCATTTAAGCGCAAATAATGCAGTACCAGAGGAAATGGTCACAAGAATAAAAGAAGTCGCAGGAATGGCAAATGTGGACGTTGCAGAAGCAGGTAAGACTTGGCAATTGTTTAATTACGAAACATGTCCGTTCCTGTAAGAAAGGAAAGCAAATGAGCAATAAAGAAGTCTTGAAGATATTAAAGAAGAAACTTGATACTTGCACCAGAGCAACTGAGCAAGCCTTGAAGAAAAAGGACTACAAGGCAGTTGAAAAATCAATGAGAACCGCGTTTGTATTCATGAAGGCACATAGCGCTCTTAAAAAGCAGATTCCACAAAAACTGGTTATTCTAGCAGACAAGAACGCATGTAGCTGCTCTGTATGTGGAAACATCATAAATGATTGCCTTGCTTCCTATTGTTCAAAATGTGGGCAGAAGATTGATTGGGAGGATTGTTAAATGTCTATTGCAAAAAGTGATGAAATCAAAAACCTTTTGTTTAGCAATAATCAATTGATGGCTACAGTAGCATATCCGCACACCTATTGTCGTGCAGTACCCTTACAAACAGCATGTGAAATAGTCGATCACATTCTCGAAAACAGAGACATGCATAAAACAATTGCAGAAGAACCAGTCATCTGTGCATCAAGCAAAAATGTATACGAGTGGTATTGCCCGACATGTGGCACACGGTATGAATCAGAAGCAGGAGTTTGCGTACACTGTCCATACTGCGGACAGAAGATAGATTGGAGCAATTATGATTCTGAATGAAATTTTAAAGCTTATGAAATGTTTTCCAGGTAGCAGTATCAACAGCGATGGATACTTGCTCTTAAACAAGCAGCATTCTGGTTTTTCCGTAGCTGACATTGAGAGCGAAGAAGATCTTAAATGTAAATTGCTTGAATATGTGTCAAGGGACGCTTGCAAAACGATGGTTTATCAGCAACACGTAAGGAACGTAAGATTCTGGAATAGAACTCGAAAGGGTATAAACCAGTATTTGCAGACAAATTTCTCTGATGATGACATGCTTGATATATACCAGTACTTAGGCAACGGTATCAGGCACAAGCTCACCAAAGAATTTGTGAAGAGTGGATATGATCTAAAACTGATAAAGGAGGTACAAGATGGGTGAGATTAAGATCGGAACTCCTGTCTATCACGTAGAGGAATACCGATTAAGCAACTATGAGTTAAAGCAAAAAGGATTCGAAGGGTTCGACAACTACGGACTTGAAGTTGTTGAATCAATTGTTATAGCCGTGACAGACACACATTTTGATGCGATAACTAAAAAACGTGACATCGGAAGCAATACGAATAATATACATCATTGGGAGAGATTAGCGCTTGGAAGGTCAGTATTTCTGAGTAAAGAAGAAGCTGCGGAAGAAGCTGATAACCGTGCGCATAATATCCAGTTAGGGTATCACTGCTCGAAATTTAGCCAGCGTCCAATGTATAAAAATTGGCTACACTGGCAAGATACAGCTAAGGCAAAGGCACCTAAAAAGCAAACAGGTCATAGATCAAACTTTGTCGCGAAAAAAACTACACTTCCAGAGGAGCTTTACATTGCCTGGAGGGATGGAAAGTTAACCGGACCAGAAGGTGCAAAGAAGATAGGTGTTTGCGTCACGACTTTTGAAAGATATGCAAGAGAAGAGCTTGCGAAGAGAGGCGATAGGCATACCGTCAAAACTGGCAATAAAGTGCCACCAAAGCCTTTGCCGCCAATGTTTGATGATTGCTTTGAACAATGGAAGCTCGGATTGCTCTCAGACGAAAAGGCAGCTAGACAATGTGGGATGTCGCATACAACATTCCGCAAGTATGCAAATATCCGTCTGAAAGAGATTGGAGAGCAGAGGAAGGGAATCCAGAGAGGAGTGATTCTTCCACCAAACTTTACAGACGTATATCTGGAATGGGAGCAAGGGGACATTGGATGCAGCGAAGCCGCAAAGAAATGCGGTCTTGAATATTACACATTCAGATACTATGCAGAGAAAAGATACAATGAAAGGATGGACGCAGGGGTGTTTCAGTATTAAAAGAAAGAAGGGCTTCAAAGTGAAGAAAAATCGGCAAGTTTTACTGAATGAAAAGTTAATTGCACCTACGCTTGCTTTTGAACATAACATGACAGAAAAAGAAAGAAAAGATTTTCTCAAAGCTATGCGAACAATGCTTAAACTGAAGATTAAGCAGGAAATAAGACCAGAGGAAGAGCTTATGTATACTCTTACAAGGCAGAGGGAACTAGGAACGAGAAAGAAAAGAATAAAACTTTAAAGAAAGAGGCTTAGTATGAACAAAGTAATTTTAATGGGAAGACTTACCCGAGACCCAGAAGTTCGTTACTCACAGGGAGAACGCCAGATGGCTATTGCAAGATATACACTGGCCGTAGATCGCAGAGGACGCGCAAATACATCCAATGGTGAGCAGACAGCTGACTTTATTCAGTGTGTAGCATTTGACCGTTCAGCAGAGTTTGCTGAGAAATATTTTCATCAGGGAACAAAGCTAGTGGTTACCGGACGCATTCAGACCGGCAGCTATACCAATAAGGATGGCCAGAAGGTGTACACAACGGATGTAGTTGTGGATGAGCAGGAGTTCGTGGAAAGCAAGAAGAATACGCAGCCAGCTCCAGAACCAGCACCTGCAGGTGGATATGAAGGTTTTATGAATATTCCAGATAATGTGGAAGATGAAGGACTGCCGTTTAACTAAAAAGAAGGGAGATGTTTGAGATGATCATTGTAAGACAAGATAGAAATGCTTTTTACAACTGGGACAATGTAGTTGACATTTACATTAACGGACTTTCAAAAACAGAAATATTATTAAAACACGTTAAAGGCTCAAACGAGTCGACTGATTACCCAATTGGCAAATATAAGAACGCAGAAAATGCCAAGGCTGCATTTAAGAAACTTATAGAGAACATTTTAGAAGAGATTCCGCTTGTTGTTGTGCGAACCGATGAAGAAATTGAGAAAAGCATTCACCAGGGGACAGAATCAAGCTCAGAAGAGGAATAGGGAAGAAAATCAAGCGGAAGGAGGAGAAATATTTGAAAGCGATTAACGAACAAATTACATCAGTTTATGACCGAATGCCCATTGAGATTACTGATTTGGTTGCCTATGTAGATGGAAGCTACGATCAGTCTACCCAGTGCTTCTCCTATGGCATGGTAATATTGGAAAACGGAGAGGAAAAGACCTTCAATAAGAGCTTTTCTGATTCTAGTCTTCGCAGTATGCGAAACGTTGCAGGTGAGATCATGGGCGCTAGAGCTGCGATAGAGTATGCCATTAAAAACAATAAGAAGCGACTTATTATACGTTATGATTATGATGGAATAGCAAACTGGCCACTTGGAAAATGGAGTACAAACAAAGAAGCAACAAAGTCATATGCAAAATTTGTAAGAGAGGCTGCGCAAAAAGTTCAAATCACCTTTGAGAAGATCAAAGCGCATTCTGGCGACAAGTATAATGACTATGCTGACAAGCTTGCAAAACAAGCATTAGGGTTGGTTAAGTAGGAGAAAGATATGAGCAGAAGTAAAATGTATGGAATAAGGAGTGATTATACGGGAACGGTGCTTTTTGAATATCCTAATTCATGGCTTTTCTCTCCCAATATATGGGAAATGCTGCCGAATAAATATATTCCAGACTACATCGAGACTCCGTATGGATACAAGCTAATGATTATTGAACCGCATTATGGCCCCAAAGTATGGTCAAAAACAAATGAAAAGGTTAATAATTGTGATAATACACCAGATAGAGTATGTTGGGAACTTTCTAATCAGAATATTTTTTCTACCAATGACAAAGACTTAATAGCGGATTCAATTATTAAGTTTATGGAACAGAATATCCAATATCTGGAAGCTTCAAAACCAGAGAATATCATTAAACGTTTTTCGGAAATTGCGAGTAACATTAGGTCTATTGACGAAAAAGAGTATCCGTATTTTGTTTTTAAAAATACTACCTGTGATGATGGAGTGGAGAACTGGTTTGAAAAATACGATGAGGAGACTGGGGAATACATTGAATGCTCAATGATTCAAAACAGCGATCACTTTCTGGCAGAATTTGTACTTTTCAAGGATGGAAAGATTGATAAATTCGTAAGCAACGAGGATTATTTTAAAGAAAAAACTATGGCGGAGGTATAAAAATGTCAATGGTATCAAGCTACGCATTAAAGGATAAGAAGTGCATTTCGGTAAATATTTATAGTAATGACGCAGCTGTAATTCTTCGTGACTTTCTTATTAAGGCAGTCAACAAAGGAATGGAAGAAGGAAAATTTTTTGAAGCGGAAGTGGCGCTTCACGATGCAAACGAGCTTACAGCAGCCATGGAAGAAGCTTTTGAGTAGAAACCAGATGAGTAAAACATGGTGCAGACCTAAAGCATGGCTCATGTATATATTTGGCGATCAATGTTGGATAAGCTGCTTACCACAGCAAAAGTGGCAGTTTAAACGCGAGGAAGGAGGGAGAGTTACCATTTTTAGCGAAAAACGGCACATTTTGTTCCGAGTCACAGTAGAAGATTTTGAGCAGCAGTGGAAGGAGGTGTAAACAATGAATAAACGGCAGAGAAAGAAACAGTTCAAGAAGATTCACAGCATGAATCCAAGGGATTATTTCATGAAAAGCGAAAATGCTCCGAATGCAGCTATATTTTTTGTTAATTCGAGTAAAATGATCAGGCGGTTATGCAAAATGGATGGCAAAACTTGGGAAATTTGTAGAGAGTGGTGGGGGACAGTCAAATGAATAAAAGACAGAGAAAGAAGCGGTTCAAGAAGCTTTATGATATGAATCCAAAGCAGTATCAGCAAGCTGTGCAACTGGTATCGCTTGAAGAGCCATTAAAAAAATTTGTAGATTCGGAGACAACTGAATTTGCAAATTTAGGTAGTTGCTTTGAAAGAATTAAAGATGAACTGCAAAAATCAATTTCTGCTTTAGGAAAGTTGAGTTGTGAAGCATTCTGCTTTTGCTTAGAAGAACTTGGAATGGAGTTGAAAAAACGAAGGCAAAAATGAAGTTTGAACGAACTAAAAGCATGACCTACTATTATTGCCCGATTTGTATGCTGAACTCCACAAATAAAGCAGAAATAGAAAAACATTTCCGTGAAGGACATCAAGTAAAAGTAAAAAAATACATACATTGCAATATTTGTGGAGAAGGTTGGGATGTACAGGCATTTGGAGAAGAGGGCGCCAGAAAGCGAGCAGAGCAATGCTGCCAAAGCCATATTGATAATGGGAAAGCAGATCAGGAAGCCAGCATAAGCTATTTTTATTCACATGGTCGGTTTGGCTATGTAAAAAGTGTGAAAGGAGGAGAGAAGAAAAATGATTTTTGTATTTGAAAAAGATAAAAGAGAAATTCATTGCTATAGTGAAGTCGATTGTCTATATCTAATTGGAAATAAAGTGCACATTTGCAATGTGGTTGAAGAATACAGTTCGGAAGAAATGGCAAACAAAGCATTTCGCACCATTCGTTTTCGAATTGGTTGGGGATATGAAATTGCCCGTAGTGAAGGATCAGTTGCAGTTCACATGCCTACAGAATATGAGTTAAATAACGAGAAAAAACAGTTTGAAAATCCGCTGTATACAATTGCAGTATACCGCATTCCACGTGATGAGGAATCTTTTCGAAAATATCTAAAAAACCTCTTTGATGATATCCTAACAGAAGTAGATTACATTATACAGGGTGATACCGTAGAGGATTTAGAAAAAGAATTGAAAGATAAGCCTATATGGGATGGGAGTTTTTACACTCTTTTCGAAAATTTACGCTATGAAGACATTGCGAGCGGGAAATTTCACTTTGGAGAAATTAAGAAAGAAATTGAAAGATTTGAAAGGAAAAAGAAAAGAACATATTGCAAGTGGGAACAAGAGAAAGATGTATTTCATATCAAAACCAATTGCAGTAGCGATGCTATATCTATCGGGACTGATTTGTTGAGCAAAATCAAGTACTGTCCATGCTGTGGCAGAAAGATTAAGTTTATAGGAGAAGATCAATGAAAAATAGTCATGACGATGCAAAACTAAATAGTTTAATGGGAAAAAATGTAAGGGTGACATTTTTTGAAGGTACACAGTCAGTTGGAAAGCTTGAACGCGATTTTGATGGGAAATACAGAGTCGATAACTGGAGATTTCGTAAGAGCCATATCAAGAAAATAGAGGTTCTTGATGAATAAATACAGCAACATTGCAAAGGCAAAAGCCATAGAGCAGGAGAACAAAAAGCGACTGCTGAAAATCAATCCCCAGCTGAACGATGAAAGCGGAATCTACATTTTGACCAGAAAGGATGAGAACGGTTTCCAGTTTGCGTATATCGGGCAAGCCATGCACATACTTAGTAGGCTGGCAAGTCATATGGTTGGCTACAAACAGCACATAGACCTGAGCCTGAGAAAACACAAACTGTACTCGGAAAGTAATCCTTATGGATGGAAAGTTGAGCATATGAATGTTCCTCTCGATCAGCTTGACGAACAGGAAAAGTATTACATCAGATTTTATGCGGAAAATGGCTATCAGCTTCGGAATGTTAGCCTAGGTGGACAAGGTGAAAACCGTTCAAGTGGAACTATAGGAGACAGAAAGCAGCCCAAAACCTATTTGGAGGGCATACAGCAAGGTAAGAAATCGCTAGCTAAGGAATTATCATCTATTGCTGAGAAGCACCTTACAATCGCTGTTAAACCCGAAAAACAGGGTAACAAGGTTTCAGAGCGCCAGAGAGATAAGTTTATGGAGCTTATCAGTGTTGAGAACTATGAGGAAACTAGTCAAATAAGTGCGAAGTAGTGGGGAATTTGTTTGATTCTAAACCAGGAAAGGAAATGTCAAATGAGAGAAAATGATATTAGAACACTTCCAGATGGAAGTCATTTTTACTTTAAAGGATTTAAGTGGATTGCGTTGGACAATAACGTAGACGGTGGCGTTCTAGCAGTTATGGCATCCAGTTGGAACGGTGAAAGGTATCGTTTTGATGAGGACTATTGCAACAACTATGCAGAATCAAGTTTGCGTAAAAAGCTACGAGATGAACTACTTCCAGTACTGGGCGAGGACAATCTTATTCCTCATGAGATTGATTTAGTAGCTGATAATGGCGATGACGGTTACGGAAAGATTTCTGATAAAGTGTTTATCCTGAGCTGTGATGAATACAGAAAGTACCGCAAGCACGTTCCATTGATCCATGAATGGATGTGGACTTGCACGCCTTGGGGCGCCTCAACTACTACATATTTGAACAGTGCTCGTAGCGTGAGTGAAACTGGTTACTTGTACTCTGAAGAGGTGAATGAAATGGATGGAATTCTCCCTGCTTGTGTATTTAATCCAGAAAAAGTGAAAGTGGGGTACACAATTCCAACGGTTGAGGAGAGAAGTAATGATTAACGAACAAGTTTTACTGAGAAAGATCAATGAACAGTTAAGAGACATGCCAGAGGCGCGAAACAAAGTCAAACGCCTGATTTATTCTATGGATTGGGTAGATTCAATCAAGCTGCCAGAAGAGGGCTGCAACCATGATGAAAGTAAAGATGATTTCAGCCATGGTTATGTTGCTGGATATTATGATTGTATCAACAAAATCAAGAAGCTGAATGGCTTAGGATGAAAACATGATTTAATTGTAAGAGGTGCTGTGGGGTTGGCTGCTATAGCAGCTAACTTCCTTGAAATAAGTATTCATGTGATGCAGGAGGTGAGGAAGTGAAGGCACTTACATTAAATGAGCTACGGCAAATGGTCGATCAGCCAGTCTGGTGTCCAAAGGAAAATGCATATGGAATAATAACGTGCGATAAATACGGAAAATGGGCTGGAATCCCATTTTTGTACGGAGTATGTAAATACGAAGAATCGACAGTCAAATTTAATCAAAACATTGTCAGTAGAAAGCTAAAATGCTTCAGAATTGAAGATAAGAAAGAAATTCCAATGAAACTATTGTCAAAAGTAGATGATTGCGGAAATAAAAAAATGGTATGCCCGAACTGCCAGAGGGCAGAGATATTTACGGCATCAGCAAAAATATATCCGTACTGCCCTGAGTGCGGACAAAAACTGGAAGGAGAGAACACATGAAGATCTGGACAGAAAAAAAGCTTATTGAAGAAGGCTACGATATCCGAAACGCACAAATCAAAGGTGCGGAGCTGACAATGGAAAATCACGGTTGCATATCGTTTGATGTCGTTGTTGAAGGTGCAGGTTGGGGATGCGTTTTTGGCGGATATAGTCTCGGACACGGTTATCTGGGGGCGAAAGAATTTAGTGGCTATGGTCCGGGAATGGAATCCATTGCTAGAATAATGGATACAGTCGGAGTTACAAAGTTGAGTGATTTAGAGGGAAGATATATACGAACCGCAGTAACTGGAGATAGAAGATTAAAAATTATTGGAAATATAATCAATGATAAGTGGTTTGATATCAAATCATTCTTCGAGGATGCACAAGAAAATGATAATAAGGTATCAGAAGGGAGCAATAAATGAGCATTAAGCATATTATCTTATGCATCGAATTTGTATTTCTTGCAGTTCAAATCATAATGGTTAGAGCTGCATACAAATCTCCGCTAAAGTACGGAAAAACTGCTGAAATCGTGAATATTTTAGCACTTATCGTTATACTGCTGTGCAACATAGCAATTAGAAAATTGACACCGAAAGAATGCTTTAGATTGCAAGGATGGACAGATGAATATTTCGAAAAGGCAGCATTTGTCAATTCTGACAGTCAGTTATATAAGCAGGCAGGAAACGGTGTCACGGTAAATGTAATAGAAGCAATTGCAAAGCAGCTTAAATTCGCATAAGGAGATAGCATGACAAATAGAGAAAAGTATTCAGAAGAAATAATGCAAATTCTATTCAAAACAGGAATACATCCGGCTCTGATAAATGAGCAAATAGTCGAGTGCCACAAAGAATGCAGGCATTGCAAATTCGCTCATACAAAATATTCTTGTGACGAAGCTTTTACGCATTGGGCTGAAAGTCCTTGCGAGCCAGGAAAGATTGATTGGAACAAGGTTCCTGTAGATACTAAAATTTTAGTAAGAGATTCTATGAATGATCACTGGATCAAAGCTCACTTTGCCGCAGCACAAGGCAATCTTGTAACTGTTTTTAGTTTGGGTAGAAGCAGTTGGACAGCAATGGATGCAAATACTTTTTCTACATATCGTTTTGCTGATATCCCAGACCAAGAAGAAAGGAGAAAATATTTAAAAGATGAACAATGAACACATTAAGGAGTCTATTGATTATTTTAACCATGAATTGGAATGCATGAAGCACCTAGTTTGTAACTGTGATATGCAGACAAGTTTGAGAGTTGGAAGGGAAAAAACTGCTTACGAAACAGCAGTAGAATGCTTAAAGAAGCATCTTCCGCAGCCACCAGTTAAAGCAACTCACAAGTCTATCATCCATGAAAATAGAGGTGATCAACCGCACGCATGGATAGAAAGCCACTGCGAGTTGCGGGAATGCCCGTGCTGCGGAAAGACAGTATGGAGCGGCATAAGTATTGCAAGGAAATCACCATATTGCTCAGACTGTGGGCAGAAGATTGACTGGGAGGAGGCCAAATAATATGTATTACATGGATGATGAAGATTATTTCGGGCCGAGCGAGTTTGACGCAAAAATCGAAGAACTTAAAAACGAACTTCGGGAACATGTGAAAAAGGAGATCAAGGATGAACTTGAAAAACTGCGTGAGGAAAATAAAAAATTGCAGGGCATCAAGGAGAATTTTGAATCCATAAAGGAAGATTATGAGAGAAAGAAAGCAGAGTACAAAAGTGCAATGAAAAAGGCTGGAACCAAAGCTGCACGAGCTAGGCTGAAAGCGTTAATGGAACAATTTAAGACTGTTATGTGGTCAGCAAATTGGAGCTACCAGTACAAAAAGAAATGCGACAAGTGCGATAAGTACAGAAAAATCAAAGTGGCATTACCATCTGGAAACGTGGTATACGATGATTGCAAATGCGGAGAACGCAAGAAAACATATCAGCCGAAAGAAAATCTGCTATATATGCTTAGTGATACTAGTGGAGAGATTACAGGCTGGTACAAAGAAATTGCAGATGGGTATTTCGACACAGTTGGTCGTAGTGCATATGTAATAGTGGATCACAACAAAGATTTCAAAGAATTAGAAGAAAGCTTGTGGCATACATTCTTCACAACAAAAGAAGAATGTCAGGAGTTCTGCGACTACATGAACAGAAAAGAAGAAAATTCTGGATACGATTACGATTTGGCAGGAAAACTAATTAAGACTAGAGAGGTATAAAAATATGGTTAAAACAATTTTTGATAATCCGTCAAACTTCATAGCATTGATGCACAATTGCGTATTTATAAAAGATGGTGATGTATGGTACAGGGATTTTGAACGCGAAATTCCACTTATGGAGCTTGCACGGAATCTTAACAAAGCATACGGCGATTCCGATGCGTCAGCGGTAAACGATGAAGCATTTAGTGACGAAATGTATGACGATCTGCAATTTAAGCTAGAGGAAGATATTGATAGTTTTATCGCCACTTTTTATATGGCACTTGTTGGAATGGCAGAAAACCGAGAACGCTTAAAAATATACGAAACAACAGGATTGCCAACAACTGCATATCCAGAAGTACTACAGGAATGCATTGATACTTACGGAGCAGATAAACAAATTGACCAGACGATCGGAGAGCTGAGCGAGCTTGTAAAAGCACTGCTTAAACATCGCCATTTGGAGGGTGAAAATGTAAATCCAACGTCTGCCGCAGACCTGGTAAAAGCGAGAACAGATATTCTTGAGAGAACTGCTGATGTTATTATAATGTTAACTCAAATCATTATGATTTTTGGCGACAGAGATTTTATTGAAAGAATAATAGAATCAAAGGTTTACCGCCAGAGAAGGGCACTTGCGGAAGGAGACAGATGGTCAGAATTATTGAAGTAGAAAACGTAATAACTTGCCCTGAATGTGATAGAAATTTGAGCTATGAGGAAGATGATGTGTTTTTTAGTAAACTAGATTATCTCTCTGATAAACACAATACTTATTACAACAGATGTATAAGATGCCCTTGGTGCAAAAGCGAAGTTGTTGTTGCAGATAATGCAATATTTGTTAAGCCGACAGGCACAGACGATACCCCAATCACAAGTATAGAAGGAAAGGAATAACGAATGCCCCGGAAACCCGGGGGGTGCGCTGGGAGATGTGGTGGGGGGGTAGCAAA